CATTATTCAAAATACTATTTTTAAATTTTGATAATATTACATTATTTACAAAAATACTATTGTTTAGTTATATATTCATTTTCTTCAAACGTATATTATATTCTAATTTTTATTCAATTGGTATTTCTATCTCAATACTATTATTACTATTTATTGTATTCTATTCTACAACCATTAACTCTGAAATTTATACCGATGAAGAACAATTAAAGATGAAAATTGCTACTTATATATGTATGGTTGTGTACGCACTTATGTTTATTTCAATGTTAATTTCATATGGTGATATACCTGATACATTCTTTTTATCATACATAATATTCAGTATTATAGTCTATTCAATTTTTTCTCCTGGAAGCAGATCTAATATGATATATATATTAAAACGACATTTGAGTTTGATTATAATAATTGGAATTATTTATAGCATCATCAGTAATATTAATTTCACTAATACTAGAACAATTAACATCATGAATATTATATTAAGTATTTCAATAGTTCTTATTTATTTATTCTCATATAATTTCATAAATAAAGTACCTGATATTTTACAGGATTATATAGGTACCAATCAGGAGTCAATTTCGTACTTCTATAATAAGGGTTCAATAATAGATAACAAATCAGATTGTAAAAATTTTAATTCAAATGAACAACCATGTCAATAATTATTTAGTCTAATAAAAATATTCATATATATATATACACAATGTCGACAATAAATACACCAAATCCTGTAAAGTCTATACCTCCTATTACTACACCATGTAACAATAAACCAGGCGTTGGCACATTTATAAACTGTGCCAAAATTCAAGATAGACCTAGTTGTCAATCCGCTTCTGAGTGCGCGTGGAGTCAGTTATCGGCGGATGCATACTATGATATACGTAAAAATAAAACTATATTATTTTCTAAAATGCATTCATTTTCTGGACCATATTTTAGATTCATAATATTTCAAATATGTGCTATTTTTATAAAGTATTCCATCTTGAAAGTTATTCTTGTCAAATATCCTATTAAATCATTCCTCTTTTTGAAATTTTTTATATATATGTTTATAATCAATGTTACCGTATTCTATATTAATAATTTAATTAAAGAATTCAATGTTTTTAATCTACGGAATAAAGTCTATGGAAATACGAGCGTATGTCTCGTGGCTGATCGAAATGCTTATGATCTTTCTAAATATTATGGTGATGATATATCAGAAAACTCGAGTAAATGCATTAATTTAATAATACCAAAATCAACACATTGGAGAGATTTATATCTATATAGTGATTATGAATTCATGGATGACAATGACGATGTATATGATAATAAAATGAAATCTATTAATAATATAGGGGCCATAATTACTGTCTATAGTATTTTTTATTTCTTAATCATATTTATTTGTGAGTTTTTCGCATTCTATAAAGATATTCATATTTTAAAATATGTATCCGCATTTTTAATGATATTCATAATTTCTATCTATTACTTTTTATATGATAATATCAATATGATTCAATCTATTCAAAAATATAAATACAAAGATGATAATAAATTAGCAACAATTGATTTTTTTAATGATTATGATAATTTTGAACTTATAAAAGATCAATATTTTATTAAAGAATCATTAAATATTATTCTGATAGTTACAATATTATATACTATTATCTTTTCAACTAATAAGTTTTATGATTAATATTATTATATTTTAAAGTATATTATGTACCCGAATATAGTTCAAAAAATTAATTATAATAAATGGATAAATACAAGTCTTAAATATTCAGATGATAAAATAATTGACGTATTATATTTAATGTTTTGTAATCTATGTAATATAATGGATAAATATAAGGATATTGATTTTTATAATAAATATAATTTATTTCAGTTGTTCTGTAACCATTTCTATGATGAATATGTAACACCATATAAACCCAATAATGTATTTTACACAAATGACTCTGAATATATAGAGTTGTTTTGTGAAGATGATATTGTTAATATATTTGATTATTTCAATCAGAATTTCAATATTTTCAATACCGATGCTACATCGTATCCATTACTTGTATTTATTCTAAATAATTCTTATATTATTGAGGATTGTATTGATTCTGAAGATGATTTATTTTATGATTAATCATACACATCCTTTAAAATCTCGTAAATTAATAATATTCATATATATATATGAATATTATTGATATCCTAAAATTTATAACTACCAATGTTAATAAATTAATACAAAAATTATCTGATAATAATGATGAGTCGGATGATTATACTATCTATATTTATATAGCTTGTATTTTAATTATCATTTACAGCGCATTTTATCTAACAAAAAAAGCTGTGAAAATCGGTATCTATATATTAATAATCTATTTCGTTTCCGTGTTCTTGATTAATTTTTTTGAAAGTTTATACTATAGTATCTTTTATAATAGAACACTATCAAATTCCCATACCTTTTAATTTATTTATCATTTTTATAATCGTTAAAATCTTTTTTTGTTAATTCATATCCCCAATGTAATAATATCTGTCGTATTTTTGGAGATACCGCATAATCATCATATCTTGTTTTTTTTTTAATTATCATATTCATTAACATTCTTCTAAATCTACCCCGTGGACCCACAATCTTCTTCCATCTATCTATTTGTCTTTGGTCATCATCACTTCTCCTACCCTGGTAAAATCGACAATACCATTGAAACCAACCATATGGATCCTGTTCTACTATCCAATCATTTTTCTCCCAAACTTCTAAACTAGACCCACAGACTACCTTATATTTATTTATATTTTTATCATAGTCTGAGGATATCACCATTTTATCTATGTCTAAATTTGAAAACCATGACTTCGGGTATTCTTTAATAACGTCTTTTGATTTATATTTTTTATTGGTAATCGATGATTCTATTGGTCTATAATATGTTCCACCAAATGACCCCATATTAAATACATCCTTAGGCGTTATATTTGGTGTGAAATCTGGATAATCTTTAAATTTTTTCATATATATAATATATATATGGTTAAAAAAACAAAACCTAAAAAAACAAAACCTAAAAAAACAAAACGTGGTGGCACAAAACGTGGTGGCACAAAACTCGGTGGCACAAAACGTGTCGGCGGAGGTGGTGCAGAACACGACTTATTACAAGAAACGGGAAATCCTATCGCAGCACCACAACAACCACCTCCCCAACCAGCACCACAAAATTTAAATTGGATGAAGTACTTCGCTGTTGTTTTAGCTCTTTTAGCTCTTTTAGCTATCGCTTATTATGCTTGGTCTAATTCATCAGATGGTAAAAATCGACGTAAAACATGTAACGATGGAAACGACGGTAACGCATTTGTTTGTGGGGATGGTAAAACTTTAAAAATAAATAACCCAATTTGTAATGATCTTCATGGTTGTACTGAAGATAGGTGTTGTCAATCAACCCATACAACCCCACCCACAACCACTACCTCGCCACAAGGTTTACGTAAAACACGTGCTAATAATTTTCCAACCATAAAGAATCCAACATCTCGTCTTCACTTAAATCTATTTTCCAATAAATATAAAGACAATAATGACAATTATACAGACAATAATGACAATAATACAGGCAATAATTATGAGACTCATATCCAAAAAAATGACAACCGGGTAAAATCGACTGGTACCTATGGTAATATGGTAACAAGTGAGAAATCTACTGATATTCCATCATTAGATCAATAAGTAATTATAATTTTATTTTTTTTAATTATATATATATATATGGATTCTGAATGTAAAAATTGTTTTTTATTAAATGTTTCCCATAATAAAAAATTCAAAAATAAAAAATTAATTCAAGATATTTCTGATAATTATGATATTGATGACCTTCATAAAAAATCACCAGCTAAAAAAACAATACCAATTGAAATTCATCATAAACTAAAACAAAAAAATACATGGGTTCTTTATTGGGCGTCTAATCCAAGTGACGATATAGTATTAAAAAGTGATAAAGAAGCATATGCTAATAATAAAAATAATGGTGTCACAAAAACTGATTCAAATGGCAATTTAGTATTAAAACTTAATTGTCCGTCCGTTTATTTGCTTGATAAGTCAACAAATCCTAGACATGTTCATTTTGTTATATTAAAAGATAAGAAGTGGGATACTAATAATATTCATACAGCATATATCTTATGTGATATTAATTTTGAATTAATGAATAAATATGTTAATTCTAAACAACACATGATTGTTAATGCGATTGATATTAAAGGTTCTAAATATTCTGATAACATTCCCAATAGTTTTTTCCTGAAGATGCCCAAAACCGGCACAAAAAAAGTAAAAAAAGATGTCGTTACAAAATTCATTTCTAAAAATATAAAACAATATCCCAAATTATCCAAACTTGTTTCTGAAAATAAATTAAAAAAAGAAAACGTACCATTTATAGTTTATTGTGCCCATAAAAAATGTGATGCTTCTAAAAAATTATCTAAAACATTAATCGATCTAGGATTTAATAATGTAATGGATTTCTCAGCCGGGATTGAGGGATGGTTTAATAATCTTACTGGCGCTATGAAAGACTCAGATAATAGTACAAGTTTAGAAGATAAAAATAATGTGGATGATTTGGATGATAGTAAAACGATCACTTTTGACGGCGTTAGTTACACAGTAACATCCGACAATAAGGTATTGGATGATGATCTGAAAATCATTGGAAGATATGTTAATAAAAAAATTATTTTTAATAAATCTGAATATAAAAAAAAACATTCTAGATTAAAAAAAAGAACAAAATCATTATATGATGATCTCGATGATGAAGACGATGAAGATTCAGATGATGACGATTCTGATGATGATACGGATGATGATGATGATAAGGATGAGGATAAGGATAAGGATGATGATGATGATGATGATGAGGATGAGGATGAGGATAAGGATGATGATGATGATGATGATGAGGATGAGGATGAAGATGATGATGATGATGAAGATGATGATGAAGATGATGATTTATCACTCAGCAAAGAAGAAATTCATAAAATTCATAAGATGTCTAAAAAAGATCTTCGAAAAGAATTAAAAAATTTAAAAAACCAATTGAAAACCGGTGGTAATCCTGACTTTTTAGTACAAACATGTGGTATATTTTAATTTGAAATATATTTATATACCTAATTACAAAGGTATAGATAGGTATAGATAGGTATAGATAATAAATGCCCATTTTCAACCCGTCATACACATACGTGCGAGATGTTCACTGTTCGAGAGATATTGAAACTACGCCAAATTTTAATTTGGAAATAGCTGCGGCTTTAGTAGTTAGTGATATTAGCATGTTATTTGATGGTTGCGACGTTCCTAATTATACTAAGACACAAGTTAATGAGAAACTCAATATATACATTCAAGGCGACTTGAAAAAGTTAGGTGATGGATTAACTTGTTCTAATTTCAGAAAAAAGGGAGATTCTATTACAAACAATTTGGTTGTTAAGAACACATTTAAGATTATGATAACTATGGATAGACCTAAATTTATGACCAGTTATCCTAGATATGTAAGAACCATTTCGGTTAATTTGGATGGCTTGGAAAAGTTTGGCAAGGATATTGTTGTATTGAATAATAAAACATATGATGATACAAAGACCTCCATACTATCTAAGTTTATAGAAGTTTATATGGGTGATGTTGGCAGATTTAAAAGATTTTGCGAAGGGGCAAGGTATAATACATATCTTGCCGATTGTATATCATTCATTCTGATGATGTTACATACAAATGGCGGGCATGAAGATATCTTTGAGGTTCAATATTTAGAACCACATATCGTTGATGGAAGCACTATGTCATCGGTTGAATCAAATGGTCGAATTTGGCATCCTGATACAGAACATATGTATTTGTATCATAGAGATACAGATAAAAGAACAGACACTTATAAGTATCACGTACCTAAAAATGATTCAATTGAACAAATTTACACAATAATGTTTCAATTATTTGTGATTGGACAAGATAATTATAATAAGTCGATGGTTCGATTCTTCCTTCGTAATACATACTATTTGCGATGGTCCGACTTTTGGATCAATGATATTGATGACGGTATGACGATCCTTATGATTAGGAACGCATACAATGATTGTGAATTATCTGAGGAAGATATCAAAATTAGAGACTATCTTGATTCAATTATTCGCGATCTATAAATTTAAATTATAATTCTAAAGTTTTATAATTTTTTTTTCCTTTTTTATGTACCCACGCGGTAACCAGTCTCTATGACCGTTCTGTTACCTATAGATGGTTCGGGAACCGATGGCTCAATATTTCCACGTCGTTTCATATATGGTATTATATATATCACAATTAATGGTATTATACCATATATCACAATTGTAACCAAAATGGGTATCCCACTATTTTTAAATGTATTAAATATAAAAAGACTAATAATAATAGCCATACTAAAACTGAATCTAAAAATCCAAGTTGTTCGTAATTTACCTACCGTCTTTGCTAGAGTAACACATATTGCTACTCCAACAGCAATAAATGCAATCAATAATAAGATATTACCCAGACCCTTATTACCACCACTAAATATATCACCTTCACAGGTAGATTCTATTTGTTTCGCATCTCTGTTAAATGATTCATTTGTCGTATACATTTCTTCGAACATCGCACCATCATCGCAATTTTTTATTGTTACTGATAGGTTCTGCAGAGATTCGTCTGAATCTGAGCCGTTGCTGCACCCATTGACACAACATCTACAATCTAACGTGGTCGGAACAAGATCCTTATCTTCGTGATTCATATAACAATCAGTGCATCCAGTAATATCATGCGGTTTCGACATTTATTCTATATAATATATATAATATAATTTTAATTATGTTAAATATTTAATTTGTCGGGGGAACATATATTAGTTTGTTGGATTCTTTTAGTTGTCGATATTTCTTCATATTAACAAAAAAATATATAGCAAATACACATAAGATAACTATATTGATGGTCTTATATTGTTTGTATATTGTAGATATAGTTATCATAAGTGAAATTCCTATTATAAATGTGCTTATCATTTTAGATATTAGTTTTTTGCCTCCTTCTTTTATATAATACGTAAAGCATCCACATATCATAATAATAATAAACAGAGGCCATATTATCGACAGCATATTAGTATTATTTATGCTACATCTAGATTCTAATTCATGCTTATTTTGGTTATATGATTCATACGACGTATACCGTTTTTTGAACATCTTATTATCATCACACTTATTTTTTATTACTTTTTTATTTTTGTTAGGATCATTATCTTCATTGGGACACTCTTTCCCACAACATCCACATTTTATCGTTATGTCAGATTCATTATTTTCGTCCACAATTTCACAATTATGGCATCCCGTAATATTCATTTATTATATATTATATAATTTAAATTATTTATTGGAAAATATCATAATTTAAAAAATGGATTAAATATAGCCGTATAAAACCATAATCCACTATTGATAAAAAAAACCACTTGGGCGAACCCAGCACTCCTTGCCGGCGTTTTTGGTGAATCATCGCGGTATTCTCAGTGTCTGCGTCTATACAACCAAGTCAATAATCTTGCGATGTTCTCTCTCCTTTTCAATCGCATTGTCCCGAGCCTTTTCCACTTCCTCGACCACCTTTTTGAGGCGTCGAATTGTTTCATTGGCCTTATCCAACTTTGCCTGCGAGGCTGCCTCTGCGTCCGCCTTCTCGGCTAATAGCCCCTGAATCGTCGCGGACATCATCGCCTGAAGTTTTTCATACGCGCTATCCATAACGCGTCCCAATCGATTCGTAACTAGCTTTCCGGCTTGCTACTCGTCTCAACTTCTTAATACAAGTAAAAAAATATAAAAATTTCAAATTATTTGTTATATCTTCAAAAACAAGATATCTTGTTAAATTAATATAAAAAAATATTATCCTTCTTCTCCCTCGGTATAATATCCCCCTTTAATAGGTATC